GCACCAAAATGCCAAAAAATTTCCAGCAGACAGCCCCAAGCGCCCCATAAATGGCCAGAAAACGCAAACGAAAGCCGCCAAACCTGACGGTGCAGCAGATAGCCGAGGAACTCGGCCAACCGATCGTAGCCTACAACGACGCCGGCGGCCTTTGCCATTGTGCATTATGCGATTGGACGAAACAGGCCACCACGATTGAACAGGTAGAACACTATATCGCCAGGCACATGGCCCTGGATCACCAGATAAACATTACCAAACGCTACAACCAGAACAGCGGCAGACTGATCGACATTCCATGTACCACGCCGAGGCCGCCGGAATGATCCGCACGCCACCTACCACCCTAACCACCACCAGGCCGGCGGCCCTGACGACCGGCCGGCCGCAACCGACACCGGAACAGACACCGCCGCCAGGACGCAACAAGAAACAGCCGCCACTAATCCTACGCCGCGACCCGATCACCGCGCGCGAAACGCTCGACACCCGATGCACACGCAACGCCGCCCGCGACCTCGAAACATTGCCGGCCGCCGGCGCCACCTGGCACCTACTCAGCCGGCAGAACTGGGCCCCCTGGGACCTGACCAGCGCAATCCTACGGATCAAAGACGCCCCGGCCGTCGAGGCCCTTTACGTCACCTACAGCTACACGGCCAAAAATATCCGGCAGCTATTCGGCTTGATCGACGAAGGCCGGCTCCAAACGGCCTACGTCGTAACCGCCCTGGTAATGACGACCCACACGCCGGACCTATGGAACTTCCTGGCAACCGGCATGGCCGCCCGAGGCCAACACAACGCGGCCCATCGAGTACACGCCAAAATTCAGGCCCTGCAATTCGCCGACGGCACCGCCTACATCGTAGAAGGCAGCGCAAACCTATCGGCAAGCCGCTCGATCGAGCAAATAACCATCACGCACGACGAGAACCTATACGACTTTCACGCCGCATGGATTAGGGAAATATGCCGAGCCGCCGCAGCAGGAAATCAGCAGAGGCCGGCGGCACCCTGACCACGACCGCAGCCGCCAGCCTCGAGGACCTGGAACGCATCGAGCAAATGTTGCGCTGGATCACCACCGGCGCCAGCTACTCGGAGATCATCAAGACCGCCGCCGCCACCTGGCCCGACAAGGACGCCCCGAAATTGTATCGCCTGGCAGTAGACCAGCTTCAAACCGCCGGCAACGCCGACCCGGCAATTATCCGCGGCTTCGCCATCGAGGCCAGCCGCGAACTATACCGCCGGCTTGTCGAGAACGGCGACCTGACCAACGCGCTACGCGCGCTGAAACTACTCTACGACTTCCAAGGCTGAACCGATCCGATGCTATTCTCCACCAGCACAACAAAAGCCGCTTTCAAGAAATCCGCGGAACGCCGCCGGCAAACCGCCATCGCCTGGCAGCGCGAACGCAGCACACAAGGCCGAGAAATCGGCGACCTTCCGGCCGTCGCCGACCCACGCCGTCGGGCCCGTTGCACCCGCAGCCTGGCCGCATTCTGCCGGACATACTTTCCGCAAATCTTCTATTTGCAATTCTCGGCCGATCACCTGGCGGCAATCGCCCGCCTCGAGGAAGCAATTACCACCGGCGGCCTGTTCGCCCTGGCCATGCCCCGCGGCTCAGGGAAAACGAGCCTATGCGAATGCGCCGTATTGTGGGCCGCACTCACAGGACGCCGGCAATTTTCGGCCTTGATCGGCGCCACCGAGGACCACGCCCAAAAAATGCTGGGAAACATCAAGGCCGCATTGCAACAGAATGAACACCTGGCGGCCGACTGGCCCGAGGCTTGCCACCCGATACGAGCCCTCAACGGAATCACGCAACGACAACGCGGCCAACTCTATCACGGCCAATCAACCTATTTGCAATGGACCACGCACCAGATACAGCTACCGACGATCGAATCCGCCAAATCATCGGCGGCCCTGATCCGCGTAGCCGGCCTGACCGGCCACATTCGCGGAATGCAACACACCAGGCCCGACGGAAAAAAGGTACGGCCCTCGCTTGTCTTGCTCGACGATCCGCAGACGGACGAAAGCGCACACAGCCCGGCACAAACGGAAACCAGGCAGCAGACCATCAACGGCGCCATCCTCGGCCTGGCTGGACCCGGCGCAAAGATCGCCGCCGTATGCGCATGTACGATAATTGCCCCCGATGACCTATCCGCCCGCCTACTCGATCGAGCCCGTAACCCTGAATGGACCGGCCAACGCTTCCAGCTTGTCTACCAATGGCCGACCCACCCCGAGGCCGCCGACCACTGGCAACGATATGCGGAGATAAGAGCCGAGGCCTTCCGCACCGGCGACGCGCAGGCCGCGGCGGCCACCGAATACTATCGGCAGAACCGAACCACAATGGACCTCGGCGCAAAAGTAGCCTGGCCGCACCGGCACTTCCCCGAGGAACTATCGGCATTGCAACACGCCTACAACCTACGCGCACGGAGCGAGGCCGCTTTCCAGGCCGAGTATCAGAACCAGCCGCCCCACACCGAAACCAGCCCGACCGCGAAACTCGACGCGCGCAGCCTGGCGGAAAAGTACAACAACCACGACCCCGGCCAGCTACCGGCCGACGTTGCATGGATCACCGCGGGAGTAGACATACAGCAAAACGCCCTATTCTGGCTTGTCGCCGCCTGGGCCCCGAACTTCGCCGGCCATGTCCTGGCCTACGGCTGTTATCCCGACCAGCGCCGACGCTATTTTACAAACCGTGCCATCACGAACACGCTACAACGCCGGCACCCCGAACGAGGCCTCGAGGGAGCCATTCACGCCGGCCTGGCGGAACTCACGACCGAACTATTCGGCCGCCGATGGACCAGGAACGACGGAACGGCCGCCAGCCTGAATATGGCCGGAATCGACGCTAATTGGGGCAAATCGACCGACACCGTTTACGCATTCTGCCGGCACACGCCCCACGCCGGCCAAATCTATCCCACTCACGGCCGATACGTCGGAGCCGCCAGCTTGCCGTTCACCGAATACCGCCGCCGACCAGGCGAGCGCCTCGGGCCCGGCTGGAGACTACCGCCCGCATCGCCAGGCCGAGCCGTCCGCCATTTGCTTTTCGATACGAACTATTGGAAATCCTGGCTTACCGAACGCCTGGCCGAGCCGATCGGATCACCCACGGCAATGGACCTATTCGGAAGCAAATCCGCCGGAACGGATCACCAACTACTGGCCGACCACCTTACCGCAGAATACGGCGTCACCGTCACCGCAAAGGCCCGCACCGTCGAGGAATGGCACTTACGGCCCGAGGCCACCGATAACCATTGGCTCGATTGCCTGGCCATGTCCGCGGCCCTGGCCGCCCTACTCGGCGCCAGCTTGAACAAGCAGGACAAACCGACCGCCGGCGGATCACCCAAAGACGCACCGCCGGCCAGGCCGGCCTACCAACGGCCACGACAACGAACCGCCAAACCACTCTAGCTAGACCCATCCCAACACCAGACACGGAGGACGACCGAGCATGGCCCGACCAAAAGGAACACCGAACACGAAAACGATCGCCATTGTGGAGCCGAGCCGTTGCCTTGCTTGCCATTCGACCAGGCGGACCCGCTACCGCGGCCGCCTAGTCCAACCCTACGACGCCCACGACTCGGAAGGCCGGCCATTCACCGCCATCATTCGCCGCCGCACCCAATGCCTTGATTGCGGCCAATGGCGCATCGACCAGACGCTATGGTATTCGCCGGCCATCCCCGAGCCGATCGAACCGGACGCCGAGGACCAGCAGGACGACGGCGGCGAAGAATAGCCGACTGTTCGCGCGCGAGCGCGCACAAAAACTTTTCCCCGTAAATTACTGCATTCGGCGAACAAAAGCGCGAGCGCCACCCGCCGCATGTCTTGACGCCAGGGCTCATTGCTCAGTAATGAGCCCGGCCGAAAAGGCCAAAAGCCATTAAGGCCGGCAATTCTCAGGCGCCGGCCGCCCAATCGCGGCCTATCTGCGCCCACAATGCGGCATGGCCGCAATCGACGACCAAATTACCGCCCTCGAGGCAATTCTAAACGCTGGCGTCACCACCGTAAGCGTAGACGGCCAAAACGTCACCTATGACCTGGCCGCCGTTCGTAAACGCCTATCGGAACTTCGCCGCGAACGCGGAACCGGCACGATCAAACCGATCGTAGCCGCCATCAACATGGAGGCCGCCCATTAATGGCACGCGCGGCCCGACCGAAACTACCGCAGGCCCCGGCCATGCCGGCCAACACCGGCCAACCGGCCGCCACCTTGCCGACGTTCGAGCCGAGCCCACGCAGAAGCGCCTACGACGCCACCGAGACGCGCGGCCGCCGCAAAGCCGCCACCGAAACCCTGGCCACCGAGGACCGAGAACTAAACGCGATCCGCCGCCGCCGACTGATCGGCGGCGCCCGCGACATTGCCCGGAACTACTCGGCCGCGGCCTGGGCAATCCGAAAGCACCTGGACTATACCGCGACGTTCAAACTACAGGCCCGAACCGATGACGAAGGCCTGAACCAGGCCATCGAGGATTACATCGAGGAATGGTCAAAGCCGGAAAACTGCGACGTTGCCGAACGCCACGACCTACACCGCATGATCCGCCTGGCCGAGGCCCGCCGCATTATCGACGGAGATTGCTTTCTGCTGAAACTCCGCGAAGGCCGCCTACAGGCCATCGAGGCCGAGAGGATCGCCACGCCGCCCGGCGAAATCGAATACGACACCTACACCCACGGCATCAGGACCGACAGCGCAGGCCGCGCGGCAGGATATGCACTATGCACCCGCAACCCGACCGGCCGAGGCGTCGGCGCGATGGAAAGAGAAATAGCCGCCCGCTTCCTGATCCACCACGCCGCTTTCGACCGCTTCGACCAGATACGCGGCATCAGCCCGCTTGCGGCGGCCTACAACACGCTCCGCGATACCTACGAGGCTTTCGACTTCGCCCTGGCAAAACTCAAGGTTTCACAACTGTTCGCAATGGCTTTCTACAGGGACGCCATTGACCCCGTAGGCTCGATCACACCGAGCGCCGAGGACGCCGAAACCGGCGACCGCTACGACGTAGACTTCGGCCGCGGGCCCGTCAAGTTAGAACTCGAGCCAGGCGACAAGGCCGAATTCCTGGAATCGAAAACGCCCTCGGCGGAATTCCAGAACTACACGGCCACGATGATCGCCCTGGCATTAAAGGCCCTCGATATTCCGTTTTCTTTCTACGATGAATCGTTCACGACCTACAGCGGCGCCCGGCAAGCGCTGTTAATGTACGAACAATCGGCCGAGGCCAAACGCCGCGACGTTCGGGCCGTCCTGAACAACATCACGCGATGGCAACTCTACCTGGCCACGATCGACGGCCGCCTGGCATTGCCTCGAGGCATGACCGCCGAGGCCATCAAATGGGAATGGGTCCCCGCCGGCTTGCCCTGGATTGATCCACTCAAAGAAATCACCGCCGATATTTCGGCAATCCAGGCCGGCCTAGATTCGACCGCCGCCGTTTGCAAACGCGCGGGAGTAGACGCCTACGACCTGGCCAGGCAGGAGGCCGCATATCAGGCCTATCGCGCGAGCCTCGGCCTACCCGCGGCCGGCGGCCCGGCACCGATCACCCTACAGGACGCGCCGCAACAATGAACCACAACCACAACGGACACCCGATCGACCTGGCCGGCCTGACCACCCACGTAAAACGGCTCGACCAGTATTTCGGCCTTTGGGCAATCGAGCCCCAACGCGGCGCCGCCCTGTTCGACCGCGCACGCCAAACCAACCTGATCGAACACGCCCAGGCCCACCAGCACGACGAGCCGCACGCGACCTACCAGGCCGACCAGATCACCCTACCGGCCGCCGCGGCCGCCGAGGCACCGGCCCGAAACCTGGCCGTAATCTACGTCGCCGGCACATTGACTAAGGCCGGCTCGAGCCTCGACGCCTCGAGTAGCTTAATCGCCATCCGCCGCGACCTACAGCAGGCCGCCGCCGATCCGACGATTGACGGCATTTTGCTATACGTTGACAGCCCCGGCGGAACCGCCGCCGGAACCGCGGACGTAGCCGCCGCCGTCGCCGCGGCCGCCGCCGTCAAACCCGTCCTGGCATTCGCCGAGGACCTGGCCGCCTCGGCCGCATACTGGATTGCAAGCCAGGCCGACGAAATAATGGCCAACAACGCCACCGCCCAAATCGGCTCGATCGGAACCTACGCCGTCATCTACGACAGCGCCGCCGCATTCGCCGCCGCCGGCCTACGAGCAAACCTATTCACCACCGGCCCGTTCAAAGGCGCCGGAACGCCAGGAACCGACCTAACACCCGAACAGGCGGCCCACTTCCAAGCGCGCGTCCACGAACTCAACGCCGTTTTCATGCAGGCCGTAGCCGCCGGCCGAGGCCTGACACCGGCCGCCGTTGCCGACCTGGCCGATGGCCGGACCTGGCTTGCGGCCGACGCGCAGGCCAACGGCCTGATCGACGGAATCGGCAGCTTCGACGCCGCCCTGGCCCGCCTGGCCGCCATGATCGACGAACGAAACACGGCGGCCGCAGCCGCCGCCACCAGTACCACCAACAACCACGATTCGGAGCCCCACAATATGCCACGAACAGCCGCCACCGCATCGCGCAACCAGGCCGACGCCCGGCCCGACAATGACGAAAACAAACCGGCCGACGAAACCAAGCCGGCCGAGAACCCGACAGCCACGCCACCGGCCGAGGACACGCCGCCGCAATCCGCGGCCGCGGCCGGACCTCAGCCCCAACGATTCAACGGCCACACCGCGGCCGAATGGCTCGAGACATTCGGCGAGCCCGGCGCACGCTGGGCCCTCGAGGGAAAAACCTGGGAACAGGCCTTAAACTTGCGAATCGAACAACTGGAACACGACCTGGCCGCCGCCCAAGACACGATCACCAAGCAGGCCGCCGTCATCAACGGCCTACGCGGTGACGATCGCCCCGCCAGCTTCCAACCGGCCGACGGCCACCAGGCGAACGCCAACCCCCACGCCTACGGCCCGGCACGCCTGGCCCCGTTTATCAAGATCGCCAGCCCGTCACCGTCCAAAAACTAACCACCCGAAATTCACCACCAACCAACCACCAACACCACAACCAACCACAACCGCAAAGGATAGACCACAATGGCCGACAGCTTCCAAACGCTTGCCCAACTTGTTTTGGTGAACAATCTGAACCTGGCCGATCGGATGATTTCCGATTTGCTCGACGATGCGCCGCTTTTGAAGGTTCTGGCCGCCGAATCGGTGCCGTTCACGACGCATTCCTACGTCAAGGAAACCGGCGCCCCAACCGTCGGCTTTCGATCGGCGAACGATGGCCGCGACAACTCGAAAGGTACTGACCAGCAAGTAGACGTCACCTTGAAGATTCTCGACGCCAGCTTTGCCGTAGACAAGGCACTGGCCGACGCCTACAACAAAGGCCCCGAGGCCTACATTGCCCGAGAGGCCGCCCGCCACATCAAGGCCGCCTTTTTTGCGGCCGAGCAACAATTCTTGAATGGCACGCTGAGCCCCGGCGCCTCGGCCGGCTTCACCGGCTTACGGGATTCGCTGGTAATCGCCAGCCCGACCACCGTAAACGCCGGCGGAACGACGGCGGCAACCGGCTCGAGCGTTTACGCAATCCGCACCGGCTCAGATATGAACGACGCCGTTTTGATCGCCGGCCGCAACGGAATGCTGGACATTGGCGAAACCGTCATCGCCCGCATTGCCGGCGCGACCGGCACGTTCCCGGCCTACTACACGCCAATTCACGCCTGGCTGGGAATGCAGATCGGCGGCACGTATTCTTGCGGCCGTATCTGCAACATCACCGAGGACAGCGGCAAGAAATTGACCGACGTTTTGCTTGCCCAAGTCATCGAGAAATTCCCGGCATCCCGGCCGCCCACACACCTGGTAATGAACCGCCGCAGCTTGCGGCAATTACAGGCGAGCCGCACCGCCACCAACTCGACCGGCGCGCCGGCACCGTTCCCAACCGAGGCCTTCGGTATTCCGATCGTCGTTACCGACGCCATCGGCTCGACCGAGGTACTCATCAGCTAAACCCGCTTGACGCCATCGCCGCCGGAATGGGTCCCGGCGGATCACGGCCGGCGGCCTGGTTCCCACAGGCCAGGCCGCCGGCACCGCCGGCCCGACCGGCCAGGAATAAACCGAACCAACCACCACCCGAGGCCGCCGCAGCATGACGACAGCATTACAAGCCGGCATCAACGCGGCCCTGGCGACGATCCGAACGGCGGCCGGCGAAACCGTCACGTACAGCCGCGGCCCGTATTCCAAAACGGACCTTACCGCCGTTCGCGGACGAAGCAGAATTGAAACGGCCGACGAGGCCGGCACCACGACCAGAACCAGCGCCACGGACTGGCTTATCGAAACCGCCGCCCTGGAACTACCCAACCCGAAACGGCCGGCCGAACTTGTGGCCACCACGCCGCAGCCAGGCGACCGGATCACCACCGCGGCCGGCCAAATCTGGGAAGTACAAACCGTCGCCGGCGACCGCCACGCCAGGCCGTCGGACCCCGGCGGAACCCATACCCGCATTCATTGCCGACAGATCACCTAGACCGACCAACAGAACATGGCCCACACCACCACCAAAAGCCGCCACCAGCAGATCGCCGAGGCCATCGCCGACGCCATCAACGCGGCATCGTGGAATGAGCCATTTACGGCCGAACTGATCGACACGCCCACGGCCGACCTGGCGGACCTGGCGGACCTATCCGTTGCCGTCCTGACCGGCGCGCACCGCCGCGAACAGATGAACCGGGCCGGCGCCACCCGCCACGAATACGAAATCGAAGTAGCAATACGCCAGGCCCTCGAGCCGACCACCGAGGAAGAACGCATTAGCCGGCTAAAGGCCCTGGCGGCCGACCTGGCCGACTGGTTCGACAACCTACGACCGGACGGCGCCGCATTCATCACCGACATAACCGACCCCGGCCCGAGCTTGCGACAGCTCGAGGAATTCCGGGCCTACGTTCACGTTCTCACGATCACCATTGCCGAACTAACCGCCGCCGCATGATCGCCGCGAAAGTAAAAACACGATCGAACAAGGCCGCCGTCATCAAGGCCGCGCAGGCCGGCAGCTTCAATTCATTGAAGCACGCCGGCGCCGCCCTGAAATTGACCGCCCGCCGTTCGATCCGCCGCCACAAGGACCCATCCCCGCCAGGCCGGCCGCCCCACACCCGCGGCCGAGCCGGCGGCCTGGCAAAGGTAATCGCCATCGAAACCGAGAGTCAAACCCATATCGCCATCGGGCCCGAGGCCGGCCGCGGCGGCTCGACAATCTGGGACCTTCACGAATTCGGCGGCCGCAGACGCCGCAAACGCGAACGCCGCCTAAAGACGAAAAAGCCGGCCATCGGAACTAGCGCCCCGATCGCGGTGGACCGCTACGGAAAAGTCACCCGCGCAAGGATCACGACCGCCGCCCAGGCCGAACGCGCCGCCAGGATCACCGCCGAGGCCAACGCAACCCGCGACGAACGGGCCGGCGAGATTCTGAACTATCCCGCCAGGCCGTTTATGGCACCCGCCCTGGCGAAACAGAAACACCGCATCCCGCAACACTGGAAAAACTCAGTCAAGTGACCCAATGACACGCCACCACCACAACACGACCACACACCGCCGAGCATTCGCCGCCGTCGCCGCATTCATCATCGCGGCCGCCGCGGCCACCGCCGCCGCGCAGGCCCAAGTAGCCGCCGTCATCACCGGCCCGAAAGAGGCCGAGCCCGGCGACCTGATTATCTTGGACGCCACACGCTCGACCGGCACCGCCTACCATTGGGAACTAATCAACAGCAGTAAGACATTCCTACCCGTTGAAAACGGAACGAAGGCCGTATTCGCGGCCGGCCAGCCTGGCAAGTATCTATTCGTCCTGATCGTAGCCGGCGCCGACAACAACCAACGCCTAGAAATCAAGATCGCCCGGCACGAAGTACAAATAGGCCGGCCGCCGGCACCCGATCCGCAACCGCCGAGGCCGCCGGACCCTACGCCAGGGCCGGCACCTGGCCCACGCCTGGCCCTGATAATTCACGAAACGGCCCAGGCGACCGTCGAACGCCAGGCGATGTTCACAGCATTGAGGACAGGGGACCCGGCCGCCTATCTGAAATCGAAATCGCACCGGCTATTGATCCTGGACCAGGACACGACCGACGGCCAGAACGCCCCGATTCTGACAGCCTGGCGGACCGAACTAACCAGGCGGAACCAAAAACTGCCGGCCCTGATAATCCTGCCCAACGGCGCCGACTTTTCCCCGGCCGCGGCCCTGGCCGTAGGTGACCTACCACCGACCGCCGCCGCCGTCCTCGAGGCAATCAAGGCCAACGGCGGCTGAGACAACCCAATACCATGAAAACAGAATTTCTCGACTTCGACTTTCGACAGGTAGACGCCGGCCTACGCGGCCACCTGGCGAGTCCACGCTTTTGCGGCCGCGGAGACTTCGAGGCATTCGCCGACAACTTCCCGACGATCCCCGAAACCGACTGGGAACGCCTGATCCGAGAAATGGACCAGGGCCCGACCCTGGAACACCTGATAACCCGTATTTACGACCAGGGCCAAACCGTATCTTGCACCAGCAACGCAACATGCCAGGCCCACGAGATCAAACAGGCCGAGGCCTACGGCCTGGACGCCGTAACCCACCTGGCCGCAATGTCGGTTTACCGAGAGGTAGGCAGCCGCAACAGCGGATCGAGCGAATGGGATAACTTGCAACAGCTTTGCAAGATCGGCGCCCTACCATTGCCCGACCAGGCCGGCGGCTTCGCCCACACCCACCCGGCCAACGACTACGACTACCGCCGGCCGGCCGGCTGGGAACAGACGGCCGCCAGATTCCGGGCCCTCGAGTGGTACGAACTCGGAAACGTCAACGAGTTTATCTCGGCTTTACTGCTCCGCTTCCCCGTTGTCTACGGCCGCGATGGCCATGCTATTTGCGGTGTCCGCCCCGTAATCAACGCCGGCGCCGTGGTCGTCAAATACGTGAATTCCTGGGGAGACTGGGGAGACTCCGGCGGCAGCTTCAATTCTGGATTCGGCTACGACAGCCTACGCAAAATTCGCAACGCCGCGGATTCGGCCTGGGCCCTTCGAGCAATACACGCACCCACCAACCCGTTGACCCCGTAACAAGGACCCGACCCAATGGCCGACCACAATTTCCAAGAAGCACGCCTACGAAATTTTATCAAGAAATGCCGAGCCGACGGCATGAACCGCAGCCAGGCCCGAGCCGCCGCGCGCGAGAAATTCACCGCCGGCCTATCGCCCGAAGTACGCGACCTGATTCTAAAACTGATCGAACTGTTCCTTGCCTTTTTCTTCAAGTGACAGGGCCGCCAATGCTCGACCTATTAGCCGCCGAAATGATCCCCGACGAATGGAGCCAACTGGCTATCCAGCTAGGAGTAGCCGCAATCCTGGCCTGGTATCTGTTTTTCACGACCTCGAAAACGCTGCCGGCAATGCTCGAGCAATTTCAAAAACAAATTGCCGACCAGGCCACAAAACACAACGAAAGCGTAATCGCCATTACGGACCGGCAGAACAACACCGTTCGCCACGTTGTCGATCGGTTTAGCAACGACCTGGAACGCGAACGCGAGGCCCGGCAAGAGGCCCTCGACATACTGACAAAGACGTTCATTTGCCACGCCCAATACCAACAACACCAACACGCGCACAAGGAAATCACGCAATGAAGATCGCCACCACCATCCTGGCCGCCATCCTAATCCTGGCCGCCCCGAACATGGCCGCGGCCCAATGCCGCGGCGGCAAATGCGGCGCCCGCGACCGGCAGCCGGCACGCACCGCGGCAAAGGCCGTCGGAAAACTGTTCCGCCGTTGCAAGTAACACCAGGCCACCAGGCCAAACCACCACACACGCCACAACACAACCAACATAAGGACGCCCCCGCATGGCCCTTGATACTTTCCCCCTCGGCAAAGATGCCAAACTGTACAGAAACACCGGCAGCTACGGCACGCCGACCTGGAACGAATGCGATAACGTCAAGGACCTTTCCTTGACACTCACGAAGGCCGAATACGACGCCACCCGCCGCGCATCCGGCGGCTGGCGAGAAACGATCGGAACGATCAAAGACATTGAAGTCAGTTTTAACGCCGTCTATTCGCCGACCGATGCCGACATTACCGCATTCAAAACGGCCTATTTGAACAACGCCACGATAGAAATATGGGTTCTCAGCGGAGTCCGCACCGACGCCGAGGCCGAAGGCCCCCGCATGACTTGCCACGTTGTCGAAATGAGCCGAGAGGAACAACTGGAAGGCGGCCAGGAACTCACCATCAAACTGAAACCGGCACCGAATGCCAACGCGGCGCCGGCATGGACCAACGGCGCGCCGTAATACGTCCTCGGCGACAGCGGGCCCCGCGGCGGACCCTCTCACACCACCGCGGGCCCGTTTTCATTCCAACCAACACCACCACCACGGAACGGATAGGCAAGACCCATGCAGACGTTCACCGCCGCCGGCCAGACCTGGCGGCTTAGAATCACCACCCTGGCCGCCATCAAACTAAAAGCCGCCGGCATCGAATGCGGCCAGATATTCACGCCGGCCGGCCTGTCCGACCTCGGCAAATCGCTGGACGATCCGACCACGTTCGGGCCGTTATTGTGGGCCCTGATCGCCGACCAGGCCCAGGCCAACAACGTGACGCAAGCCGCATTCTACGAGGACCTGGCAGGAGACACGCTCGACGGCGCGCAAGCCGCATTCGTGGAGGCCTTGATTGACTTTTTCCCAAACGCAAAAGCGCGGGAGGCGATTCGACACGCTTTCCGCGCGAAAATAGCACAGCAGGCGGAACACCTAACGAGGATTACATCGGAGCTTGTTACCGACTAGCCGGCATTGTGGGAATCGACCCGCACCCCCACACCCTGGCCGAGCTTTGGACCGCCGCAAAGGCACGATGCGATGAAAATTGGATCCACACCCAACACATAATGGCCCTGATCTACAACGCCAACACCCGAGGAAAACCAAAACGCCCGGCCGACTTCCCACGATGGCCCAAGCAGGCCACCACCGCCGACGTTGCCGAATCCTGGGCAACGCTAAAAGCACTTTTCAAGAGGACCTGACACAATGGCCAACGTAAAAGCCGGCGGCGCCTACATTGAACTGTTCACGAAGGATTCCGGACTAATCAAAGGCCTGACCGCGGCCGACGCCAAGTTAAAGAGCCTCGGCGCCAGCCTGGCAGGCATCGGCGCCCGCATGACCGCAGCAGGCGGCGCCGCAATCGGCACGCTTACCGCCGCCGCCTACGACTTCGCCAAGGCCGGCGCCACCATCGACGACGCCGCCCAACGCACCGGCCTATCCGCCGAGGCAATTTCATCGCTTGGCTTCGCCGCCGAAATGAGCGGCGCCGACCTCGGCCAACTCGAGGCCGGCATAACCAAGATGAAAAAGAAACTAGCCGAGGCCGCCGACGGCTCGACCGGCGCCCAAGAGGATATGAAGAACCTCGGCTTGACCTGGGAACAACTAGCCAGCCAGACGCCCGAGGAACAGTTAAAGACGTTCGCCGACCGCATCGCCGAAATCAAGAACCCAACCCGCCAGGCCGCGGCCGCCATGTCCATCTTTGGAAAAGGCGGCGTAAGCCTACTCCCGTTCCTACGCAACGGCGCCGACGGAATTGCGGACCTACAGGCCGAGGCCGACCGCCTCGGAATCACATTCAGCAGCGCAGACGCAACGGCCGCTGCCGAATTCGATGATTCAATGGACCGGCTAATAAAAACCACCCGCCGAGCCTGGCAATCCATCGGCGCCGCCCTGGCCCCGGCACTTACCAACGCGGCCAACAGCCTGGCAGGCGCCGCGGCCACCGTCGGCCAATGGATCACCGCCAACCGGCCGCTGATCGTAATGGCCGCAACCGTCGCCGCCGCAATCGCCGGAATCGGCCTTGCACTTGTCACCGCCGGCGGCCTGGCAATCGCAGCCGGCGCCGCCCTCGGAGGCCTGGCGGCCATATTCGCAACGATCGGCACCGTCATCGGCGCCCTGTTCACCCCTATCGGCCTGATCGCCGCCGGCATTGTCGGCCTGGCGGCAGTTTGGATTCAGCAGACCGGCGGCATTGCCACGGCCACCAACTGGCTGGCCGAACACTTCGCCCCCCTGGCCGACGATGCCCTAACCGCTTTCGACGCCATCGCGGGAGCCCTGGCAGCCGGAAACATATCCGGCGCCGCCGCCGCATTGTGGGGATACTTGCAAACATTGTGGGCCCGAGGCCGCCTGGCATTACTCGAAACCTGGAACAGTTTGACGCAAGGCCTGATCGGCCTGTTTTATGACGCGCGGACAAGCCTGGCCCGCGGCTGGATTGAATTCACCGCAGGCCTCGAAATAGCCTTTGAAACAGCCATTCACACGATCACCACCGCCTGGGAATCATTCCAGGATATGTTGCGCGGCGCATGGTCCGCCCTATTCGGCTGGATTGAAACAACCTATTTGAACCTGATCGGCGACACGGAAGGCGCAAAGATCGCCGAGGCCGCCAGTAAGGCCGCCGCCGGCTCGACGTTCGACCAATCGGCCGCCGATCGCGGCCTACAGGACCGGATAGCCGCCATCGGCGCCAGAACCAGCGGAGCCCTCGGCGCCATCGACACAGACGCCACCAACGCCAGGACCGCCGCGGCCGCCAGCTTCGCCGCCGACACGACCGCCGCCCAAGAGGACCTGAACACCGCCCTAGCCAACTTCGCAACAACCATCGAACAGACCAGGGCCGACACGGCCACCGCCGCCGCCAGGCCCGAGGCACTTGCCAAACTGGGAGCCGTTGACGTCGAGGCACTCGACAGCCTCGGCGGCTCGAAAACCAGCGCGACCGGAACATTCAGCGCAGCCGCGGCCACCGGCCTGGCCACGCACCCGGCCGAGGAAACCAACCGGATCCTAAGACGCATCGAGGCCCAAGGCCAACTAGCTTTCCGTTGATAAGGACGCCCCGACATGCCCGTAGACATTTTCCAACGCATCGACAGCCCGGCCGGCGAAGGAGATGCCGCAGAATCGGCCGCAACCAAGCATTACACGATCACCGGCACTTCGGACGAGGCGACAGTAGTTTCCACGATCCTGGCTTCGACGCCATCAACGCACCTCGGCTTGCCACGCATCGGATACAGCTACGACCCCGTAGGCGAGGACACTTGGGATGTTCGAGTTAAATACGGCCGGAAAGAGGAATGGTCAATCCAATTCGACACCACCGGCGGAAGCATTCACA